GGCATTATTCTTTACCAGATACACACCGTCAGGACTACAGTAAAACTCATAGAGATCTCCTTTGTACTTGAAAGACATATCGTACCCGATAGCTGCAAACTCATGAAAGAGCATGCATTCCTCCCATGTATCGTACCCAGAATAGCGGTCGCTAATCTTTCCAGATGGCGGGAACTCTTCGTTGACATAATCGTCCCATCCGTCTTCGATAACGTGTTTTATACTGTTCTTCATATTCTTACTATCTCTTCATTTTTCTTACCTTATCCAAAAGTCTTTTCAGGCGAGGATGTTTGTTGATGTCTTCGGGAAACTTCGTAGGCTTTCCGTCTTTCCAGAAATGAATATGCCCGTTTGTATAGTGTCCCCTTTTGTCACGGTGCTCTTTAGTGTGGATACTCCACAGTTTCTTGTGGTTCTTCCCGAATCTTGCAATCTCACTTATGTCGCTTCCGTCTTTTCTCATCGTCACATAGACACGGTTGGCTGTGTGGCTTGTACGAGGCATCTTGTCATGCGAGCCAGCCTTTTTAAGTCTTATGACCTTTATGTTCTTACTGAGACTGTATTCTGTGCGATAGTGTCTTTCAGACTCGCTGTCGTACATCCCAATAGAAAAACTACCGTTTCCTCCCATATTCCTTTAACTTCTTGATATATTCGTTTGGATAATACACACTGATATCCTCTTGCTCTCCTGGAATAATGTCGCCATACCGAAGAATTAGCCTGGGACGTAGTCTGCGGACTGCCTCTTTGTATCCCATGCGCCAGAAATACATCGAGAGATTTGATGAGCGTATGCCCTGACAGTTGATTGCAATGACACTGTCTGTTGGTTGACCGTCGAAGCAGTAGCGGAAACTGTCTGGTGTCGACCATGTGACATTGGGGATCACGCGGACACCCTCACGCTGCCACCATGCGGAGAGCATCTTCCCGCGATAGTTCTGCCAGATACGGACGGCCTGTGGCATGTCAGCAAACTGGCTGAAATCCGGGGCTATTACAGCCTGATGCCTTCTAAGCATCGAAAGATATCGTCTCGGCTGTGTCCAAACTCGATCAAACTGGTAGTCGTCAATAAAGAAATGAACGCCTGCATCTGTGTCGTCCGTCTGTAAAGCCACGTTGAAGGGAATGAGTCTATCAGGAGGATCATCCCTGTATGGCTGCACGACGGGCATGTCACACTCGCCCGTATAAATACAACTCTTATCTAAATGCAAGTTCTGAAGTCGCATTTTTCTTTCGTAGATATTCATACCGTAAAGGTACGTTTTGTCTACGAAACAGGAAAGGACGCTGTGTTACTTAGTTTTGATTTCTGAGTTGGAATCAGGCTTCTGTTTCCGCTTGCGGTTCAGATACCACTCGGAAAAATCCTTGCGTGTCAGTCCGATGTTCCTCAGATTGTTCAAAATGATAAACTCTGGAATTGGATCAATGTGCGACTGAAAAACGATAGGGCGCAGACTTCCTTCCTTTGTCCACTTCTCATGACCGTCGTTGCCACTCACGGTCTCGGTACAACCCTTATCTTTAAGGAACTCCTTGAACTCGGCGATGGAGATGTTGCTTAATTTGACAGTACTCATGCGAAGGTGGGGCAAGCAGTGTTAACACGTATCTTCTGATATTCCGGTTGTGCGAAGAGGTTGCGTAGTAGGCTTCTACGACGCAGCATGTCCTTTATTTCAGGTTCCTTCGCCTTGCGTACTCCGACTTTCCATCCGTGACGCTCCAGGTCCTTGTGCAGAGTGTTGTTCTGCATCTGATGGCGCATATAATCATCAAGCATGTACTCGAAATCCTTACGGGCAGCATCCTCTGTGGTGTCATACCCTGATAGGTCGAGCGACGGGCAATAAGCGATAAATACGTCATTCTCCCTGAATACGTACACAGACACTGATACCTCAATGCCAGTCTTACTGAAGATGATAGAGTTCATGTTTTGTTATTAGTTTGTTTGTTTAAGCGGTGCAAAGGTACGAAAAAAAATCGACATATTTACGTTATGCAAGAAATATTTTCATTTCGAGACAAAAAAAAAACAGCCGGCGCAATCACTGCGGCGGCTGTCCTGTGCTGTAATTAAATTCTAACCTTAAATAATCAATATAACCTAAAAAATAAAGACAAGAAACGTTTCCTATATAAAAAAAGGAGGATCACAATTGTTCCAACGATTCCATAGACAGTCCAGACGATCTTGTCGCCCAGCGTCGGACCTTTGACGATGACCTGCTTCTCTTTCTCTTGATGCTGCAGTGCCTTGTCACGTTCAAGAAGCGCCTCCTTCAGCATCAGCTTATACTCTGACAGGCTGTCCGACTGGGAATGGTAGTGGTCGCGCTCATGGTACGACTCCTTGTTTACCACATTACCCGACGGGTCGAGATGTATCACGACGGAGTCACGAAGCCGTACGGAGTCACGTACGGAAGTCTTGATGACAGTCGAGTCCTTCAGGTTCACGGAGTCGCGGATACGGACGCTGTCACGCATTACCGTCGTCTCCTTCTCGAGGGACTGCGTCGAGCGGCAGCCGCACAAGCCCAAGAGGGCGAAGAGCGGAAGGATGAATAATATTTTTCTCATAGTTGTACCGTTGTATTGTTGTACTTCAGATAGTTATACTGGATACCGTCGAGACGGTTGAGCCAGCCGTTGAGGAACCTCTTCTGAGTTCCCTTCCCGATGCGATGGAAATAGGCGTCGCGCTCCTGCCAGAGTTCACGGAAGAGTTGGTGAGGATCCGGATGGTTGTTGATGGCGGCAAGGGTCTTGGGACCCACGATGCCGTCAATCTTCACCTTCAGAACCTTCTGAGGCAGTTTGATGCCATACGTCCCTGAATTCCACAACCAGTCGACCAGCATGTTGGCAATAGGCTGCGACTGGATATCGTCAGCCTTCCACCGGTTCCAGAAACGCGTCTTGAAGATGTAGTCCCACCCATCCTCCGTCATCGCCTTGAGGTCGTCGACGGTCTTTTCCTTGCCGAACACACTGCGGAAGGTAGCGAGTGTAACGCCCCATTTCGTGGCACCGCCACGGTCGCCTGCGAGGATGGCGAAGCCTCCCTCCCAGAAGCGGATAAACGGTTTGAGTATTGCTGCCTGTGCCATAGCTATCCCTCTTTTTTCTTGTTGTCGTTCACGTATTCCGCAATAACCTCGGCAAGTTGCTTCGGATCATCTTTATGTTCGGCGATAGCCTTAGCCAGTTCTATAGCATCTTTCATATCCTGCGCCTCCTTGGCGTCGGCAGGCTCATAGATGCTCTTGATCTCTATGGCTGCCACGAATCCAACGCCAAGAAATGTGAACACCGGGAACGTGTACAGATCCCATTCATTGAACCGCCACAAGATAATGAAGCCGGATATCTGTATCGCGTCAAGTACCAGCATAGCAAGGATTCCGTTGTAATAACGGGACACCTTATCTGCCGTGCGTTTCATTTTATTGCTCCTGATAGGCTCGCCGCGTTTTCGCGCCTTCCTAATGCCTGCCCAGAAATCAAGGGCGATGAATACCAAAGGAGCAAACAACAGTCCTGCAATAACAAACAGGAGAAAGATAAGTTGTTCGGATAATTGCTGTATCATATTACTCATTATTTAATGTTATTCTGTTTCTGTACGACCTTGCAAGACCGTTGGTTCCGAGAGTGTCTGGAGCCGATGCGTCGATCAGCAGCGTCCATCCGTAACTGCCCAGTTCCGATGCGACGAAAGGTATCGTCTCCGTCTTGCGGAGACTGTCGCGTGACAGCCAGTCCAGCAATCCATTGTCTGCATCTGCCATGATACGTGCCTGCACCTGGCTGAGGAATCCCAGTGTCCTGTCGCTGGCAATCATCCGCTCCAGCATGTCGGCATTGGAGCGCAGGCGCATGGCTACCGTGACAGCAATCCTCAGCGTTACGTCCATGGAACCCTTGTCGTCCTTGGAGGTTATCTCCCCGTAGTCGGCATAGAGCCAGGTACCGAAAAGCTTGTCAAGACGGCTCTTCAGGTCATCGATGGACTGACCATAGACATAGTAGTCGATGTCCGGCACCAGTGATTCGGATGGCAATGCGTCGAGTGCTGTCATGATCTGTGCATACTCCGTCATATCCGACGAACCCATGGTCGCCATGGATTTCACACCGTCCTTCTTGGGGAACCTGGCGAAGTAGAGGAACATGTCTTGTATGATCATATTATCTTCGTTATTATCTCGATGGGTAATCCCACCTCTGTAGCTATCTTATCCAACTCCATCTTCATGCCGTGCAGCTGGCGGACGCTGTCGATGGTCTTCTTACGGAGGATGCGGAGGTACGTCAGTACATTCAACTGCTCGATTTCCTGGACATTGCCGAGACCGTCATGACTCAGGTCGTAGAGTGCGTCTGTCATGTCCGTGGTGATGCTCTTCGTCTTGCCGTCCTTCTCGAAGCGTGTCAGAAGATTGAATGACGTCTTGGTGAACAGGAAGTTATTGACAGCCTCGAAGTTCATCCTGACCGCCTGAAGGGTGATATCGTCCAGGTGTGAGAACTCGTCTGCAAGAGCGTGTGCCTGGCTGGAGTCGTACGGTTGCGGCATATAGAGGATGGCAGCCATCAGCGGCAGGCTGTCCGGCTTGCCGATCAGGTCCCGTGCCTCGATATCCTGCAGGGCGGTCAGCGAGGTGGTCAGGGCGTGATGGCTGAGTGATGCCTCGTAGCCGTAGTACGTCATCTCACCCACCTGCAGCGTAGGCAGCATCTGGCGGAAGAAACACAGGTCAAACTGGTATCTCCAGCCAAGCCCCTGCAGCACCTTCGCCCATGGAGCGTCTATATGGTCGGGTTCCGTTCGGACGGCAACGGCATAGTCGTCGTTGGAGAGTTCCTTGAGAGCTGCGTTGTCGTCAGGATACATAATCCTGAAGGGGAAGGTCAGCTGCTCGGAGAAAACGATAAGGTTGGCGATGGCATCCTCGTCCCTGAACTTGCGCCAGTTCCACTTCATGAGGTAGCACAGCAGGCGGATGCGGAACTCACCGACGGACAGTTGCCCCGTCTCGACCAGGAGGTACTCCCTGATGGTTTTCAGGAAGAGTTCTGCCGTAAGCCCGTCCCAGGAGTTCGGAATGACATACTCCTGTCCTTTAAACGCAAACCGGATATCCTTCATGGCATCATCACTATATTGTCGTCGGGTTGATTGTAGGCACTCATGGAACTGACGTCGAGCGACGTGTCTGCAGACAATATCGCATCGAGGTCTGAAAGAAGGGACTCCGCCTCCGTGTCAAGGAGGCTGGCGAGGGCTGTCGCACTCTCACGCTCATCCTTGCGCTGTCCGGACACCTGCGAGTCATCGAAGAGGTTGCGGATAGTCGACGGGCACTCCAGGATATCGAAGCGTCGCAATGCGGTGGCCACCACTTTCTTGGCGAGTACCAGCAGGAGCATGCTCTCGACACGATCGTTGTCCTGTACCTTGGTGAAGTAGACACCCAGACGGGAGTCGATAACCTCCTTCTGGATGGGCAGCGTCCTGAAGAAGAACAATTGCGAGGAGTCGATATTATATATGACATCGAAGTCAGAGGCTGACTTGATTTTGCAGTTACCGATGAGTTTATGGTACCGGGAGTCCTTCCAAGCCGACTTGACAGGACTGTTGTCGTCGTTGATGCTCTCGACAGCAGCTATCAGGGAGTCCATGGCGTTATAGTAGTTCTCCGCATAGCTGCGCTTCATACCCTCCATTTCATACTTATACACATCCACATCGTTCTTCCGGCGGTTGATGACATCGAACGACAGTTGTATCGACAGCGTCATGTTCGCCATGGCAGAACGCAGCGGGTCCATCAACTCGTCATTCTTACTGGCGATGATGGCGTCATAGACTTCTTTTGTGATGATACTGGTGACACGCTTATGCGCACTGCGCGCAGATCCCTGCAGGTCATTGAGGGATGACGTGCCGTCGGCTCCGGGAGCATAATCCGTAAGGTTCCGCAGATCGTTGAATAATTGTGTGAGATAGTTCATGACTGTTGCTGGTTGAGTCTGTCCTTCGGAGCAACGTCCTCCTGACGCTGCGGCACCTCACGGTAGAAGCCGATGCGGTAGCCCTGGGCGTAAAGGTCGGGGAAGTTGACGCGCATAGCCATGTTCAGAGGCTCGGCGCAGATCTCGTCCTCGGGAGAGAGTGACATGATGTAGATGAGATAATTATAGTATGCATCGGAGCCGGACTTGCTGATGACGCCTTCCTTGTCGACGGCAGAGATGGCAGCATCGAGTCCGACGCTGGAGAGCAGTGCCTGCTCCGTGCGCTTGTCATAGGAGATGAGCGCGTCGATGTACTCCTTATATTTCAGGTCGATGGGTTCTATCTTCCACTGCTGCTCGTGTCCCTGGGAGTCCATGAAGGATACGGTGCTGTAAGCCTTGCCCTGGTTGCCCTCTCC